TTAATATGAGTTTCATCTTCGGAGGCGGAGGTGGCGGAGGCGGAGGCGGAGCCACTTCAGGAACACAAGTATCGATAGCTAGAGAAGCACCAGAAGTAGAAAGCCGAAAACTCGCACTCTACGATCAAGCTGCTAAACTTGCAGAAAAGCCTGTAGGTATACCTGCGTTTCAAGTTGCAGGACCATCAGCTTTAGAACAAACTGGATTTCAACAAGCAGGAACAACAGGTGTAGGACAAGCAGCAACTACTGCAGGTATCGGAGGTGTTCTTGGATCCATGCAAGGACCAAACATTAATCAATTTTTAAATCCTTATCAACAATATGTAACTGATGAGATCGCAAGACAAGGTCAAATGGCACAAAACCAATTATCAGCTCAAGCTGTCGGTGCAGGTGCATTTGGTGGTGCGAGAGAAGGTATACAAAGAGCAGAATTACAAAGAGCAACTCAAGCCAACATTGGTCAGTCTTTAGCACAAGGTTTTCAAAGTGCTGCAGGTTTGGCTGCTCAACAACAAGGTATTCAACAAGCTGGTGGACAGCTTCTTGGTGCTTTAGGTGGTCAGCAACAAGCAATGCAACAAGCTGACATAGCAAGTTTATTACAAGCAGGGGGTGTTCAAAGAGCGTTAGGTCAACAAGCACTTGATGCACAAAGAGCAACGACAATGGCAAGAGAGTATGAACCTTATCAAAGATTAGAATTCTTAAAAGGTATTATGACTAACTTACCAACTTCACAATCAGCCGTTACAGCAACCACGGCACCAGGAACTAATCCATTAGCTCAAGCCGCAGGAACAGGAATTGGTGCATACGCTGCTTATAATATGGCGAATAGGAGGTTCTAAATAATGCCATTAATGTTTGGAATTCCAGCAGCACTAGCAGGTTTAGCTAATATAGGTCGTGCAGGTATGATGGGCTATCGTACTCTTAGAGGAATAAGAGCGGCGAGAGCAGCCCAAGGTATACCTATGGGTTATCAAAGAGCTTTAGGTACTACAGGCGCAGGATTAGGAAAAGGAACTTCAGGTACAGGTCTTCAAGGATTAATGGCTAGAGGAGCTAAAAAATTTCCAGGTGCATCAGGAAGCACAGAATTAGGATCTGGTTTATTACTTGGTGGTCAAGGTGTTGGAGATATCATGCAAGGTACAAAAGAAGGAGACATAGGACAAATAGCTATGGGTCTTGGAAGTCTAGCTTTAGGTACTCCTTTTGCTGCAAAAGGTTTAAGGCTTGCAGGTTCACAAAGAACTTTAAAATCTAAAATGCCTAAAACAGCTGAGGCTATGAGAACAACAGGTAAAGAATTTACACAAAGAATTCCAAAAGGAACAACAGCAGTTGGTCTAGGTGGAATAGGTACAGGTCTTGTTTTAGGTGATAAATCTCCTGCAGAAGAACAAGTGTTAGGAGAACCAGTAACATTTAAAGTTAAAGATGTATTAGATGCGGTTAAATCAGACAAAGCAAATATTGGTAAAGTAACAGTTATTGATGGTAAAGAAGTTGTTATAGGGTCTCCAGATTACAAGAAGATTGCTCAAGAAAAATTAGATGAAGCTTACAAAGCAGAACAAGAAGCAGGAACAACTCCTACAGCTACAATAGATCAAATCTCTGATGTGTTTAAATTTGATAATACAATTACAGGAGGGGCAAACATTACAAACGAAGGAGCTTTGCCTAAAATTAACAAAGAAACAGATTTAAGTGAAGGTGAAATTCAATTCTTAGCAGATAAACAACAAAAAGATGCTGATAAAGGAGCTATCATTAAAAACAAAATGGCTAAAAGTAAAGAGGCTGATGAGTTTAACGCTTTCTACAATAGAATTACAAATCTTACAGGTGGTAATGATCAAACAAGCAACTTGTTGTTATTAAAATTAGCATCTGGCTTGATGTCAGGTAAGACAGCACAAACAGGTGTAAGAGGATTTTTAGATGTTGCTGGACAAGCAGGGTCAGGAACTGTTGATACTGCATTAGCTTTATTTGCAAAAGAACAAGATAGAAGAAAAGATTTAGCTGTTGCATTTTTAAAAGCAAAAGAAAAACAAGGAACATTAGGAATTGCAGCTGATAAAGAAAGAAGAACTGTTGTAGTTAGAGATCCAAGTCTACCTTTCGGTGCAAGAACTGTACAGATTGGAACTGATAAGAAAACAGGTTTAGATGTAATGTTTGTACCTACACCTGATGGTTCAGGCACTATGGCTGTACCTATGAAGTATACTGAATACACACCTGTAAAAGTTTCACCAGCAAGATTAGATAAAATGAGAAAACAATTATCTAGTATTGAACAAGGATATAAATTTACACAAATAGTTGATCAGCTTCCAAAAGAATCTTTTGGTTTAACAGCAAAAGGTAAATTAGGTTTTGAAAAATTAACAGGTGCGATAGGAGATACTTTTGAATTACTCGGCATTGGTGATATAGGATCAGCAAGTTCAAATGCAGATGCTGAAATTATAGATTTAATTACAGCTGATAAGATAGATGATGCAGGAAATGTTGTTGCTTCAACAAAAGATGAAAGAGAAGAAACACAAGAGTTAGTTGATGATTACAAAAAAGAAATCAGAGGTATCATGGATGGTGCTAAAACAACAGGTGGTGAATTAGATAACATTACTAGAGCGAGACTTATTGAAGTACGTATGAAATATATTCTTGCCAATGCAAACAAATCAGAGGATAGATTGACTAGAGCTGACGTACAAGATGCGGAACAAGCAACAAAAATCATGGGTCTATTTACTGGTGAGAAAGAAGTTAAATCATCTTATAGAAACCTTGCAAAAGATTTAGAGGCACAGTTTTTAAGATTATCTAAAAATTATATTGAAGCTGGTGGTAATGAAGATTTTTTATTAACTTTTGAACAAATGCCTTATATTAGAAGTATTTATGCTCAAAGAGCAAACCAAAATCTACAAGCAAATATTGCACAAAACCAAG